GCTGAATACGAAGCCAGCAAGAACCCCGGCTTGCCGCCTGACCCGGATGGAACCGCCACCACGAACCCAGACTTAGAATCACCAGGGGACTTGCCGTCCACGCCATCCCCAAGCTTGGTTGATGCGGCAGGTAATCCAATCGAATTCAAATCGGAAGGAACTGAAGATGGCCCCAAAGGCGAATCCGACCCAGCGGCAAATTAAGGCAATCCGCACCCACATTGGCGTCCAGCTGGTGCCGGGTGTTTTCAATTCGGTCGATAGCGAGAAGCAAAACGTCGAAATGGAGCTGTGGCCAATGGGCGTGTACGTTTGCCAGAAGGTGTCCCCAAAAGGACCTGTGGAATTCGTCATCCCGTATCCGAACGTCCAGCAAATCACCTTGCTGCCGGTCGAACCAGAACCCGCGAAATAGTTCACCTTCTGCCCCACGGCGGTCGGGCAATCACGCTTCGACCAAATTGCGTGTCGTGGGGCAGCTTTTTACTGTGGCTGGGACCCAGATGCGCTGGGCGAATTCCCGTGGCGGGCTGCAATCCGCGTCATGGGCTTCCACACCCGGTCCGTGCAAATCGGACCCACAGTCTTTTTGGGGGATAAATGCTTGTACGCTGCGCACATGACCGACTGGTCGACATCAAAGGACTGAAGCCCCACCCGAAGAATCGGAACAAACACCCCGAAGACCAAATTGCCAGGCTGGCGAAGATTCTGGAGTACCAGGGGTGGAGGTACCCAGTGAAGGTGTCCAATCTTTCAGGCTACATCACGTCCGGTCACGGAAGACTGCTTGCTGCAAAGCATCTTGGGTGGACCCAGGTGCCAGTGAATTACCAGGATTACAATTCCGAAGAACAAGAATACGCAGATGTGCAGGCAGACAACGCCATCGCGTCATGGGCGGAGCTGGACCTGTCGGGCATCAATGGTGACATTGGCGCGCTGGGTCCAGACTTCGACATCGACCTGCTTGGGATTCGGGATTTCTCAATCGACCCATCCGACAAGGAAGGCGAAGGCGACCCGGATGAAATCCCAGAACCCGCCAAGCCCATCGTGCAGGCAGGGGAGCTGTACTTGCTTGGGGAGCACCGATTGCTTTGCGGTGATTCCACAGACCCGCTGATGGTCAGTCGGCTGATGAACGGCGAGAAGGCGGACATGGTGTTTACTGACCCGCCGTATGGGATTAAGCGCGATAAAGGCTTCGAGGGCTTCGAGGGCTTCGGGGGCTTCGGTAAGCCAATTAAGCGCCGCCGATACGAAGACAGTGACTGGGATTCAGAGCGCCCGACGAAAGAGTGTTTCGACTTAATTCTGACGCTCGGTAAGCAGGCCATTATCTTTGGCGGTAATTTCTTCGCTGACTTTCTTCCGCAAGGGAAGCATTGGCTTGTCTGGGACAAAAATAACACCATGCCGACGTTTGGGGACTGTGAATTGGCATGGACAAACATCGACCGCACATCAGTGAAGAAATACGAATTCACGTACAACGGTTTGATAGGGAAAGAGAAAGAGCGATTTCATCCCACTCAAAAACCTGTCGCGCTCTTTGAGGCCATTTTTCAAGACTATGAGTTTTCCAGCGCGGTGGACCCATTCCTCGGCTCCGGCTCCACCCTCATCGCCTGCGAGAAAACCAATCGCCGATGCTACGGGATGGAAATAGACCCCGTGTACTGCGGCGTCATCCTGGACCGCTTCGAGAAGTTTTCAGGAAAGAAGGCAATTCGCGAAGATGGCGTTGCTTGGTCTATAATTAAATCCGATGGCAAGACCACGTAAGAAAATAGACCCGGAACAGGTCGAGAAGCTGGCGGCTATTAACTGTTCGTACGAAGAAATCGCCGCCGTGCTGGGGTGCGGCTCGCGCACGCTGATGCGGCGTTTTGGCGCAGCGGTTCAGGCTGGGCGGGCTAAGGGCAAGATGTCATTACGGCGCAAGCAGTATGACGTGGCCATGAATGGAAGCACTTCCATGCTGATTTGGCTGGGCAAGCAGCTGCTGGACCAGAAAGACAAATCTGAAATCGATTTGAATAAATTCACTGACGATGAATTAGCGCACATTGTCGAAGAACGCCTGAAGCGGTCGAGTGGACCCGAAAAACCTTGAACTGTTTGCGCGGTACCTTCAAACGCGCCACACAGCGTTTCGATTGGAAGACTTCTGCTTTGAAAAGCAGCTGGATTTCGTTCTGGACCCAAGTCCGTTCAAGACTGCGGTATGCAGCCGACGTGCTGGAAAGACTGTTGGGTGCGCCGCCCATCTGATTCATGCCGCGCGCAGCAAAGCCGACATCGTCTGCCTGTACATCACCCTGTCCCGGACCAATGCGAAGCGTCTGATTTGGAAAGAACTGAAGAAAATCAATGAAGACTTCGGGCTGGGTGGAAAGTGCAATGAATCCGAACTGACCATCACGTTCAGCAATCGGTCCGTGATTTACGTGGCCGGTGCGCACCACGCTTCCGAAATCGAAAAGTTTCGCGGGCTCCCGCTGTACCTGGTGTACATCGACGAATGCCAAAGCTTCCGCGCGTACCTGCAAGGGCTGGTCGACGATGTCATTGGACCCGCACTGTTCGATTACGCCGGAACCCTTTGCCTGACCGGAACCCCCGGACCCGTACCAGCAGGGTTCTTCCACAAAGCCAGCCACTCCCCGACCTGGTCCCATCACGCATGGACCATGTTCGAAAACCCACACCTGACCAAGAAGTCAGGCATGACCACGCAGCAGCTGCTGGAAAGGGAGATGACCCGCAAAGGTGTATCCATCGACCATCCGACCATCCAACGCGAATGCTTTGGACGCTGGGTGGTGGACACCGACGCCCTGGTGTTCAAGTACAACGCGGAAAAGAACCACTTCGCGGAGCTGCCGACGTTCGCCAAACCCTGGACGAACATCATCGGGGTGGATTTGGGATACGACGATGCTGACGCCATCGGGGTGATTGGATGGAACGACAAGTCACCCAAGTCTTTCCTGCGGGAAGAACTGATTCAAACGAAGCAGGGCATCACGGAGCTGGCCGAAAGCCTGGAAAAGCTGATTCAGAAGTATGACCCCATCCGAATCGTGATGGACACTGGTGGTCTGGGCAAAAAGATTGCCGAAGAAATCCGCAAACGCTTTTCCATCCCGGTCATCGCGGCAGAGAAGCAACGCAAGTTTGAATACATCGAACTGCTGAACGATGCGCTGCGCACCGGGCGCTTCATGGCGCAGAAAGATTCAGCGTTCGCGCAAGACTGCCAGCTGGTCGAGTGGGACCGCGACCCAGAAACACAGAAGAAGAACCCAGACCGACCTGCCATCAGCGACAAGTACCACTCGGACATCTGCGACGCGGTGCTGTATGCCTTCCGTGAATCATTGCACTGGCTCCATCAGCCAGAACCTGCGACAATTTCATTCGGCTCGCCGGAGTTTTTCCAGAAGGAAGAAGCCCTGATGGAAGAAGCTGCACTTGAAATTCTTCGCAATCAGAAGGAAAACGAACCGGAGCCATTAGAATCTTCCTGGGGATGGGGTTAAATGCATTTCAATGAAGGCGACATCGAAAGCCTGAAGACCATTCTTGGCATCGCCAAGGAATTTGGCCTGAAGCGCGTTCGTGTCGGTGACATTGAAGCTGAATTCGGACCCGCGCCGGTTTCTGACGAACCGACCGGACCGACCGAATTCAAATTGCCACCGGAAGCCGCGCCACCTGAAGGCGATGCGCTTCTGTATTATTCGACCCCGCTCGCTCCCGGCATGGAAGACGAACAAAAAACGGGGGTCTGATGGCTGTCGATTACAAGTCCTTTTCGCCCACTGGTCCGGCCACGGAAGGTCCAATCTCCGCAGACCGGCGCTGGTGGTCACTCGACAATCCCGACGTTCCTGGAGCTATCACCGGCATCATCAATTTTCTGAACGAACATCAAGGCGCGCGCATCACGCAAAACCTTATGTCTGCCCGCTTGTACGGGAACCTTTCGGTCATGGGGCTGAATGGGCTGACGTATTCCAAGATTGCTTCGGTGCAAAACGCACTCAAAGACCGAATCAGTTACAACGTCTGCCAATCCGCCGTCGACACCATCACTTCCAAGATTGCCAAGAACAAGCCCCGCCCACTCTTTCTGACCAGCGGTGGCGATTACAAGATTCAGCGCCGCGCCAAGAAGCTTTCCAAATTCACCGACGGCATCTTTTACGAAAACAACGCCTATGTGATGGGTCCCGCCGCGTTCCGCGATGGCGCAATCTGGGGCTCTGGAATCATCCACGTCTTCACGGAGCATGGCCGTGTGAAGTGGGAACGGGTCATCCCGACCGAAATCCAAGTCGATGAAGTCGAAGGCTTCTATGGCAAGCCGCGCCAGCTGCACCGGGTGAAGAACGTCGACCGCCAAGTTTTGGCCGACCTGTACCCGAAGAAACGTGCCGCCATCATGCGCGCGCAACGCGCCAGCTCCGATTCGCTGGGCGGATACGAAAACATTTCTGACGTGGTCGCAGTCCGAGAATCCTGGCATTTGGCTTCGGGTCCAGATGCTGGTGACGGAAAGCACGTCATCACCATCGCGGAAGATTTGCTGTTCCAGGAAGAATGGAAGCGAGACCACTTCCCGTTCGCCATCTTCCATTGGTCCAAGCGCCTGTTCGGCTTCTGGGGTCAGGGTCTGATTGAACAGATTCAGAACATCCAGGTCGAAATTAACAAGATTCTCTGGCTGATTCAGCGGTCGATGCACTTGGCGGGCACGTTCAAGATTGCCGTCGAAAACACGTCGAAGATTGCAAAGACGTATTTCAACAACGACATCGGAACCATCATCCCGTACACCGACAAGCCGCCGCTGTACTTGGTTCCGCCCATCGTGCAGCCGGAAACGTACGCGCATCTGGAAACTCTGAAGCGCCAAGCGTTCGAACAAGCTGGCATCAGCCAGCTGTCGGCTGCCGCGAAGAAACCCGATGGCTTGGATTCAGGCAAAGCGTTGCGCGAATTCAATGACATCGAATCGGACCGCTTCATGACGGTCGGTCAGGCGTACGAACAGTTCTTCTTGGACTTGGCGCGCCTTTCCATCGAAGAAGGCAAAGCCATCTTCGCCGAAAACAAGAAATTCTCTGTGACGGTGCCGGGTCGGAAGTTTGTCGAGACCATCGACTGGAAAGACATCGACCTGAAAGAAGACCAGTACATCATGAAGTTTTACCCGGTCAGTTCTTTGCCGAATGACCCGGCTGGACGGCTTCAGACGGTGCAGGAATACGCGCAAGCGGGCTTCATCTCGCAGCGCACCGCGCAACGCCTTTTGGATTTCCCTGACTTAGAACAGGTGGAATCCTTGGCGACCGCGCAGGAAAATTACCTGCACGAATTGTTCGAACGCATTGTCGACGCGGACAGCATCGAAGAAGCGCAGGAAGCGTACACCGCTCCCGAACCCTTCGACGATTTGCAGCTCGCACAAGAATTGGCGCTGGAATATTACGCGCAAGGGAAATCAAATGGTTTGGAAGAAGGAAAGCTGGACCTGTTGCGCCAGTTTATCGACCAAATCAATATGCTGAACGCCAAAGCAGCAATGCCAGACCCTGGAATGGTACCACCGCAAGGTCCCGCTCCAGCTGGACCAGGGGGAGCGCCCGCCGTTCCCACTGCGCCACCAGTTTCTGACTTGCTGCCGAACGTCGCTGCATAGAGCGAACCGCAAGAAAGAGCGAACATGGCCACTGTAAAAGCCCACACGCCGGGAACCGTCCGGTACTTCACGTATTACCTTTCGTTTCCCGACGGGGAAACCTGGTGCGACCAATCCCCATTCGTCCACGAACTGAATTTCCAGCTGAAACAAACAGCGTTCCGAAATGACCCGAACAAATGCCGCGACCTTCTGATGAAGGGTGAGACCAAGTGGAAGGACCACAACGGGGTCGAACATCGCGTCGTAATCGAAGACGTGAAGCGTCAGCGAGTTTGGGGAACACGTAAACCAATTCAACCGCGCCGCAGGCGTCGGTAAGGGAGCCCCATGTCAGTCGAATCGTCTTCTTTCACGGCCACCATCACTTCGCCCGGCGCTGCCGCCGCGCTGCCGCCAAAGTCGAACATCCAAGCAGCACTCGCGAAGCTGGAAGGCAAAGAAACCCCAGCCGCGCCGCCCGCTGTGTCACAACCGAATGTGACACAAGCGCCCGTGGTTGACCCGAAAGCCGCAGTGGTCACGCCTGAACAGCCAGGTGACACAAAACCGGAAGATGCGACACAGCCGAAGGAACCCGAAAAGAAGGAAGACCCGCTGTCGCAACGCTTCGCGATGCTTGCGCGCCGCGAACAGGGCATCGTCAAGGCGCAGCAAGACCTGAAGGCGAAAGAAGCGGAGCTGGCCAAACGCGAAGAAACTTTGGGAAGTGCAGGCTCGCTGGAATCCCAGCGCAAAAAAGAAGTGGCCGAAAATCCACTGAAGGCACTAGAATATTACGGTGTCACGTACGAACAGCTGACAAACTTCATCCTTCAGGGGGAAAAAGCGACCCCCGAGATGACCGCTTCGAAAATCGTCGATGAAAAATTCGAAGCGTTCAAGAAGCAACAGGAAGAAGAAAAAGCTGCCGCTGCCGCCAAGGAACGCGAA